CAGATGATTTGGAGACAGTTTATCTAAATCATGATTTAAGTTACAAAAACTAATATATTTAAAAATTTATGGAAGAAAGGAATTTTGGTTATTTAGGATTTTCATTTCAACAGTCACTTATTAAAGCAATTGTTGAAGATAAAAAATATGGTGAAACAATTATTGATGTTATTGAAAGTAAGTTTTTTGATAATAATTCTTTTAAGTTTATCATGGAAAACATGAAGGAATTATATAAAACTTATAACAAAATTCCCGATTACAATACGTTGGCACAGAAAATTATGGCCGAAGGTGCTGGTACACAAACAGCTAAAATTAACATAGACACTTTAGAGGCAATAAAAAATAACGAACAACAAATTGAGTATGTTAAAGACACAGCTTTAAACTTTTGTAAACAACAAAACTTAAAAAGAGAGTTAAAAAGTGTACAGAGTATAATTGAGAGTGGTGAATTTGAGGCTTATAATAAAATCGAACAAATCATTCAAAAGGCACTACAAGTAGGTATTTCGAATGATGAAACAACCGATGTATTCCACGGAATTGACGAAGCTTTGGAACAAGATTTTAGACACCCACTACCAACAGGAATTGTAGGTATTGACAATCTTCTAAAAGGTGGGTTGGGTATTGGTGAATTAGGTGTTGTATTGGCACCAACTGGAACGGGTAAAACAACTTTATTGACAAAATTTGCAAACACCGCTTTTAATTTAGGTTATAATGTTGTACAGATATTTTTTGAAGACAATCCGGGTAATATAAAAAGAAAACATTACACAATTTGGTCTGACATTGCACCTGACGAACAACCTGAATTTAAAGATGAGGTTAAGAAAAAAGTGGATGAAGCACAATCTCGTTCAAAAGGAAGTTTAAAACTTTTAAAACTTGCAAGTGATAATGTTACAATTTCTGAGATTAAAAATAAGTTAAGAAAAATTAATTCAGAAAGTACAAATAAAATTGATTTACTTATCATTGACTACGTTGATTGTATTTCATCTGAAAAATCAACAAACGGTGAAGAATGGAAAGGTGAGGGTTCGGTAATGAGAAGTTTAGAATCAATGACCACTGAGTTTAATATGGCAATATGGACAGCAACACAAGGTAATCGTGAATCAATTTCGTCTGAAGTTGTTACAGGAGACCAAATGGGAGGTTCAATTAAAAAGGCACAAATTGCACACGTTATATTATCTATTGGTAAAACATTAGAACAAAAAGAACACAACTTAGCAACACTAACTTTACTTAAATCACGTATCGGTAAAGACGGTGTAGTATTCCAAAATTGTAAGTTCAATAACGAATATCTACTTATTGATACTGAATCACAAAATACACTTCTTGGTCATGAAGAACAAGAGGTTCAAAAGAGGGCTAATAGAACGGCTGAAATCTATAAGAAAGCCCAAGAAAAAAAGGCACTAATAAAATAAACAAAAAATAAAAGAGAAACTTAAAAATGCAGAAAGGTAAAAAGTTTCTGAGTGATCTTAAATTGCACTCAGATTATTTCAAATGGTTGAAAGAAGAAAACAGGTATGAAACATGGGAAGACGCATGTGAAAACATAATTGATGGTCATAGAAAAAAATATGTTGAGTTCAAAGATAACATTGAACCATATTTACAAAGTGCCGTTGAGAGTATGAAAGAACAATCAGTGTTAGCGTCACAAAGAAATTTACAGTACAGACACGAACAGATAATGAAACACAACACAAGAATGTTTAACTGTACGTCAGGACATATTGCACGTAATAGAGTATTCCAAGAGATATTCTATCTTGCATTATCTGGTTGTGGATTCGGTGGAGGTTTATTAATTCCATTTGTAAATAATTTAAGTAAAATCCAAAAAAGAACTTTAGGTACTAAAACTTTTTATATTGAGGATTCAATTGAAGGTTGGGCAGATTCATTAGGAGTATTATTATCATCTTACTTTGTTGATAACCAACCTTTCCCTGAGTATGCGGGATATGAGGTTAAATTTGATTATTCATTGATTAGAGAAAAAGGTTCGTTCATAAGTGGAGGATTTAAAGCGCCGGGTCATGAAGGACTAAAACAATCTTTAGAAAAAATTGAAGCATTAATTGAAAAGTGGATTTCAACAGAAGGTAATAAGATTAGACCAATTTTAGCATTTGATATTATCTGTCATTCTGCAGACGCGGTATTATCAGGTGGAGTTAGACGTTCAGCATTAAATATGATTGTTGACCCTAACGATGATGAAATGATTCATGCTAAGACAGGAAATTGGAGAATGGAAAACCCACAAAGAGGTAGAAGTAATAATTCAGTATTATTATTAAGAAGTGAAGTTAAGAAAGAACAATTTGATTACTTAGTAAAACTTAACGATGGAGCAAATGACATTGGTTTCGTTTTTGCAAATAGTTGGTTTGATATGTTCAATCCTTGTTTTGAAATTTTAAAAATACCGGTATTAGACAATGTTGATTTTGGTAAAATACATTATGACGATGTTGAGGAGTATGTTAAAAATAACAAAGAAAAATTTGGTATACAAGGTTGTAACTTAACTGAAATTAATGCTGAGAAGTGTACAACAAAAGATAAATTTTTAAAAGCTTGTAAAGACGCGTCTATTTTAGGAACATTACAAGCGGGTTACACTAACTTCCCGTATTTGGGACCAGTGAGTAAAAAGATTTTCGAAAGAGAAGCGTTATTAGGTGTTAGTATTACAGGTTGGATGAATAATCCAAAATTATTCAATGCCGAATTATTGGAAGAAGGTGCTGAGATGGTTAAATCAACAAACAAAGAAGTCGCTGCGGTTATTGGTATTAATCAAGCCGCAAGAACAACATGTGTTAAACCTTCAGGAAATGCGTCTGTTGTGTTAGGAACTGCGTCAGGCATTCATCCTGAACATTCTGAAAAGTACTTCCGTATTATGCAATTGAATAAAGAAAGTAATACCGCTAAATGGTTAACAGAAAATATGCCATTCTTATTGGAAGAAAGTGTATGGAGTTCAACCAAAAGTGACTATGTTGTATTTGTACCAGTTGAAAATCCTAAAAATGGTTTATTCAAAAAAGATATGAAAGGTATTAAACATCTTGAATTAATTAAGTTGGTTCAACAACATTGGGTTAATGCTGGAACTAATCCTGAATTATGTACATACATGCCGGTAAATCACAATACATCTTGTACGGTTATTATTGACGATAAAGATGCAATTGTTGACTACATTTGGGAACAAAGAGATTTCTTTACCGCAGTAAGTTTCATTTCAGACTATGGAGATAAGGACTTCAACCAAGCACCATTTACATCAGTTCTTAATTTAGAAGAAATCGTTGAAACTTACGGTAAAGGTTCAATTTTGGCGTCAGGTTTAATAATTGATGGTTTACACTATTTCAATGATAACTTATGGTTAGCAACTGATACTTTGTTAGACGACTCAATTCCAATCACAGGAACAAGAGAACAAGTATTGTTGAAAAAATATTGGATTTCAAGAGCCAAGAAATTTGCAAAGAATTACTTTAAGAATGATTTAAGAAAGATGGTTTATTGTTTAAAAGACGTTCATTTGTTCTACAAATGGGAAACTATCACTCGTCAATTCAAAGAAGTGAATTTCGGTGAAATTTTAGATGAACCACAATATAAAGACGTTAGTGACTTTGCTGCTATGGCTTGTTCAGGTGCGTCATGTGAGATTACTAAAATATAATGAAACTAGAGGAAGGAGTAGATTACTATATAGATGAGAAGTCGGGGCTTATGGTCCTGACTTCTTTCTTTTTAAAGAAGAGAGGGTTTTGTTGTTCCAATGGTTGTGCAAATTGTCCTTATGACCCTCCTCACCTTATTAAAGGTAATAGTAAATTGAAAGAGGATTCATAACCATTTTTACATTATCTATATTTATATCATATGGCGGTAACGTATGGTATAGATTTTCCATTCAGAGAAAGTCAGAAAGGTGATTATTTGAGTATGACGGAGATTCCCGAAAGAGAAGTCCGAGCTAATTTGGTACATCTTTTATTGACAAGAAAAGGTAGTAGATATTACTTACCCGATTTTGGTACAAGAATATACGAATATATTTTCGAACAAAACGATATAGTGACCTTTAATCTTATCGAAGAAGAAATTAGGGAAGGAGTAAAAAAATATATACCAAATTTAGATATCAATTCAATTGATATAGTATCAGCTGAAAACGACCCCGATGAGGACGTAAAAACATTTTCAGAGACCGAAGACGAGAGATTATTCAGAGTTTCAAATTTAAGTAGTAAACCATATACAGCCAAAGTAAAAATCGATTATACGGTTAATAACGGTGCATTTTCAACAAGTGACTTTGTAATTATAAACATATAAGATGAGTAAAAAAATATCATACGCAACAAGGGATTTCGCTGGTTTAAGAAACGAGTTAGTTACTTTAACTAAAGATTATTATCCCGAATTAATAAAAAACTTCAACGACGCATCGGTATATTCCGTATTGTTAGATATTAATGCTGCGGTTGCTGATAATTTACATTTTCATATTGATAGAGTTTGGCAGGAAACAATGTTGGATTTTGCACAACAAAGACAATCTTTATTTCATATAGCAAAAACATATGGAATAAGATTACCTGGTGTAAGACCCTCAGTTGCTTTATGTGATTTTTCAATAAATGTACCGGTTAGAGGTGATAAAGAAGATGAGAGATATTTGGGTATTTTAAAATCAGGTGCTCAGGTTTCAGGCGGTGGACAATCTTTTGAAACAATTGAAGACATAGATTTTTCAAACCCTTTTAATAGTAAAGGAGAACCAAACAGATTAAAAATTCCAAATTTTGACGGTAATAATAGATTGATATCTTATACAATAGTAAAAAGAGAAGCGGTTATAAATGGTGTTACAAGAATATTCAGAAGAGTGATTAGTTCAGTAGACCAAAAACCTTTTTTAAAATTATATCTACCAGAACAAAATGTTTTAGGTATTACAAGTGTTATACATAAAGAAGGTACAACATTTGCTGGTAATCCAACATCAGCAGAATTTTCTGACACAACAAATAAATGGTATGAAGTAAAATCACTAATAGAAGACAAAGTATTTGTACCAGACCCAACAGGTGTTTCAGATAAAAATAATTTCAAATCAGGAACATATGTTCCTGTAACTAATAAATTTGTTACAGAATATACTCCCGAAGGTTATTTTTCATTAACATTCGGTTCGGGTACGGTGAATCCATTAGATAATTTGGATGAATATATGACAGGAAATATGAAAGTTAATTTAGCTTCATATTTGAATAACATGTCGTTAGGTGCGGTTCCAAAAGTAAACACAACTTTATTTGTAAGATACAGAGTTGGTGGAGGTAAAGATAGTAACTTAGGTGTGAATGTTATATCAAGTATTGACGATATTGAATTTAATGTACAAGGACCTAATTCAACTATTAATACACAAGTTATTAATTCGTTACGTGTAAATAATATAACACCAGCTGTGGGTGGTGCTGACCAACCGACAATTGAGGAAATTAGAAATATGGTTTCATATAATTTCTCAGCTCAAAATAGGGCGGTTACGTTAAATGATTATAAAACATTAATTGAAACCATGCCATCAACATACGGCGCACCCGCAAAAGTTAATGTGATGGAGGAAGATAATAAAATCCGTATTAAATTATTATCTTATGATGAAAATGGTAATTTGACTGATACAGTATCTAATACATTGAAAAATAATATTTTAAGTTATTTGTCAGAATATAAAATGATAAATGATTACATAGATATCGTTACCGGTGAAGTTATTGATTTAGGTTTAGAAATAGATTTGAATATAAATAAAAACGAAAGTCAAACAGACGTATTACAAGATGTGATAGAAACAACAACATCATTCTTCTCAATTGATAAACGTAAAATGGGTGACCCATTATTCGTTGGTAATTTAAGTAAAACAATCGGTTCGGTTTCAGGTGTTGAAAATGTAATTGATATTAGAGTGTTTAATAAAGTAGGTGGTGAATATTCGTTGTCTGAAGTTTCACAACAATATAAAAACACAACCACTAAGGAAATATTACAATCAGATAACACCGTCTTTATGAAATCGAATCAAATATATCAAATTCGTTTCCCAAATAAAGATATTAAAGTCAGAGTTAAAACAGTTAGTTCGACTACATTTTAACAACTTTTTTGATTATAATAATTGGAAAATAGGATAGTTTCTATTTATTATAAGAATGGTACAAAAACACAGAATTTCAACTAATATAGGGGTAGACCAGAAAGTTACTGTCGAACTAAAACAAGATTTCGACATGTTAGAAATTCTTTCTTTAAAATTTACCCAACAACAAGTTTACACTTCATTATGTTCAGATTATGGTGTTGTTTGTGGTAGAGTTACTGCAAATAATGGTTTTGGTGTTGGGAATGCAAGAGTATCAATATTTGTACCATTATCAGAAGATGACGAAAACGACCCTGTAATTTCGTCTTTATATCCATACAAGGAAGTGACGGATAAAGATGAAAATGGTTATAGATATAATTTATTACCATCAAGAAAACAACACGGTGGTCATGCAGAAACGGGAACATTTCCTGACCAATCTGACATATTAGGAAGAGAAGAATATCTTGAAGTTTATGAAAAATATTACAGATATACAGTAAAAACAAATACTGCCGGTGACTTCATGATTTGGGGTGTACCGGTAGGATTACAATCAATTCACGTTGATGTAGATTTATCAGATATTGGTTGTTTTTCTTTAAGACCGGCGGATTTCCAAAGATTAGGTGTTGGAGTTGACCAATTCAAAAACAAATACACTTTTAAATCATCTGAAGATTTAGACTCATTACCACAAATAATAAAATTTGATAGGAATGTAGAAGTTTATCCTTTTTGGGGTAATGAAGACTTGTGTGAAATTGGAATTACAAGAACCGACTTTGATTTATCAGAAAGAGGTGTTAATATACAACCAAAAGCATATTTGATTGGAGGGGTTTTTACTGATACCGGTAAAAATTCAGTTAATAAAAACTGTATCCCAAGAAGAAAAATGGGTAGAAAATGTGATTTAATCACAAAATCTGCAAACATTGAGGCAATCAGATTTATGCCAATTAAGGATGAACAGAACAGACCTTATTTAGAATATCTACCAATAGACGAGGATGTACCAGATGATGGTGGTTTTGTTTTACCATTGGAAATGAATATGGATTATGTCATTACCAACGAATTTGGTGAGAACGAAATAACGAACGACCCAAACAAAGGTATTCCAACTTCAGCATGTTATAGATTTAGATTTAATTTAAATGATAACGGATTAGATAGAACAAGAGCCAATGCGGATTTCTTGGTACCAAATATTAGAGAATTCCAAACAGGTTTAACTATAGATGATAGGTCATATTATTTCGGAACTGATTGGGATGGTTATCGTGATGAAATGAAAACTTTAATTTTAAATAATCAAAATGGAGAGTTTTATCCACAAGATTATTTTTATAGATTCACATATAACAAAGTTTATACGGTTTCATCTTTTCATAGTCATTTTTTAGGTGTTGATGCACTTTCAAAAGGATTAGCAATAACTGCAGGTGCGGTAACAGGAGGAATATACGGTGCGGCTTTAGGTTCTGTTGCAACAAAATATAACTTTGCAAATATAAATGAAATATTACCAACAGAAGAGGAAGATTGTAGTGATAAAGTAACCCCACCAACAAATTTTGGTGTACGAAATTATACATTTCAATTACTAATTGCCGATTTTTTACTTGTATTAGATTATGTTTTCAATTTGGTAACATTAGTTATCACAAATACAATTGCAAAATTATTAAGTGATATTGCAGAAATACTCGTACCTATTAGTCCTAAAGCTAGACCAATTAGAGGTGTTAAAAATAGCTTCATTGCAAATAACGGTGTTGCATTAAAATTAATAACTTATCCTGATTGTGAAGAGTGTGAGGCGAATGTTGAAGAAAATAACTGTCAATACTATGACACCTTATATGACGACTCATTAGTTACTGGTTATTTTGTTGAAGACCCAACTGTAACACAAGTAATTTCATGTAGTGGTGAAAGTTGTGTTAATACTAATATTTTACCAGGTAATACTGGTAGAAAATATGTACAGACAAGTGCACAATTACAAACTGAAATAGCTGCTGGTAGAAAGTTATTAGCTACAGCAATTTATGGTGATAATAATTTTGTAAATAGACCAACAAGTTATTACCCATATAATCTAACCGGTACAAATAATGGTATCACAAGTAGTAATCATACAGGACAGAACACCCTATATGGTGCAGATTTTGGTGCTGCAAACACCTTTACACCAAGTAGAAGAAGCGAATTTAGTAATGGTGTATTTTATATAGTACCAGGTTCACAAACCAATAATAGATTAATCAAAATAGTTGGTGAATATTATAGAAGAAAACGTGTGGGTAAAATGTTTTGTGGTGGAATTGTTAATTATGGATTTATTGATAATTGGTTATCAGGTTCATTGTATTTTACACAATTTAAGGCAAAAAAAATAGTTGATGCAACATCTGAAGCCACAATAAAATATTGTAGAAATTTAGTTAGATATGTTTTTGACCAAAATAGATTTTATTATAAATCGGCTAAGTTTAGTACAACATCAGGTTTTGACAGAGACAATTTGAATAGACCAACAACTATTGTTGATTTGGGACCTAGAGATGAATTTATAAAAGAAATTTGTATTGATAAAAAGTTAGACCCAAGTTGTTCGGTTGCTCGTTCTATCGGACCAACTTCATATCAACCTATAGGTGAATTGTTATCATTAGCAATTAACTATAGAATGGATGTTGCTAATAAAAACGGAAAATTAGATTTATTTTTTAGTAATAATGGATTCTATTCTAACTTGAATATAGGTAATGTTTTAGATGGTGACATATTACAATTATTATCAATAAATAATGAAGTGGGTATTGAACAATTTGATTTAGAAAGTCCGAAATATTTGGGATATAGATTTGATATTTTAGACCCCGAAGATAACGAATCATTTTTTAAAATTGGTGATGAGTGGGGACCACTTCCAGTTACATTAGAATTAGATGAAGGTGGAGCAATAGTAAGGTCCTGTTTAAATGAACGTGGTAGATTGGGTTGGGATTCCGAGACGTACGGTTCATCACAAATAGTTCCATTTTATTTGTGGAATAAAAAGGGTTCAGGTTTTGGACCTGGAGGAACAAACAGAAGTAACCAATCTTGGGATTATGAAAGTGTCGTAACACAACCATTACAAGGTATGACATATGGTTATCAATTTACTGGTGGAACCAATGACCCTTCAGATAAATATCTTTTATTACCAATTACAAAAACAAATTCCGGCATTGTTAAAACATCACCATTATCAGGCAGTTTGACAAATGTTGTTGAATATGATATAATATCAACAACAGATAAAGGCACAACTTACGATAATGAATATCCAGGTTTTACATATTTGTTTGCTAATAGTGAGACTAATCCCACAAATGGAACATTATATATTAGAAAAGGAAATGCTGGAACATGGCAAACTATACCATGGACACCATCAACAGATTTAATTATACCCGATAGAGAAGATTATTACGGTTCAAATACTAAACAAATTTTATCAACACCATTTCAATTTTATTTTGGTTTACAAGCAGGAAAAACTGGTATGGATAAATTTATTGACTTATATGGACCTAAAGGTGCGTTTGATTCACTTGAATGTGAAACATCATCATTAACACCAACAACATCACCAACTCCAACACCTACTGTGAC